GCCCGTAGGGCGGGTTTAGCCATACCCGCCCCTCCCAGCGCTGTGCTAGTCCGTCTTCTAATTCGGTGAATGTTCGGGTGGCTCCGATCCAGTCGCGGTTTTCGATAGGGGCGGCCGGGTCGAGGTCAAATTTTCCGAGGGGCTGAAAAATATGGGGGGGGTGAGCCACGTATCCGATGCGCTGGTACTTCTTTGCGGGATCGGCATTTACTTTTCCTTTCTGATGATTCGGTCAATCCTGTAACCGTCGGTGTGCAAGAGTGCGTTGATGGTTGTCCGAATGTTGCCAGGCCCTATTGCCTGTACTGTCACAGTTGCCCCTAGACGGCCTCTCTGTACGATATAGTCCGTAATTTTTGCACCGGGTGCTTCACATTTAACTAGGTGTTGGATGCGGGCATATACGGTTAGGTACCCCATGTAAGATTTACTCCTTTTCCGTCGTTGGTTGTGGTAGATGTAATGTCGTTAATTTATTTCCCTCCAAGCTAGTGCACCCCTGAGAAATTGTGAGTTGTGCCTGCTTATTACGTCTTTCATGTATGTTTCTAGGTCGATTTCGGCGCTGGTGCCTGTTCCTGCTTCCATGCGTCGAAGGATGCCTGGGGTTTCTCCGTGGATGGATAGTCTGGCGTCGGCGCAGTCCTGGCAGTAGACCGTGAACTCTGTCGAGTCTGGTATGCCGCTTTGAGCTGGGTGGAACTTGGTGTTTAGCTCTGCCCGGTGCGGGTAGCCTCTTCTTTGTTTTGGTATGTTCATTTTTCCTCCAAATTCGCCATCATTTCCGCGAGAGCTGTTGCGGCTTGTTGCGGAACAACGCCGTTGCCGATGGCTTTAAGTTGTTGTGCCCGTGTGAGGGCTAAATTGGGGTTGGTAACCCAACCTGCCGGCAGTCCCATCATCCATTCGCTAAATTCTGGGTTTAGCTGCGGTTTCCCGGTGCGTGATGGGCGGGTCGGAGCGGGGGCTTTATTCCCGGTGACAATTTCCCATCGTTCGACAGCTGGCGCGTACTCGTGGAAGTCGAAATGTACTTCTTCCCGCAGGTTCCCGGTTCGTTTGCTGGGTTGCCGATCATCTTTGCCGCGTTTGAGCGCTTTAAGTCTCGCTTCGCCGCTTCTCCAATCTAGACTATCCATCGTGTTCGGCGTGGGTAGCAAGTATGGGATGTCTTCGGCGAGGTTCCCGCTGGTGGCTCGACCACGGGCGGTTAGGCGGCGCGCGTATGTTTCTGGGAGTGGTGCACCTTTGATGTCTGAGCAGGTCGGGGTTGGGAAGAGCGGGGCTGTATCGCCTCCCGTGTCAGTGGCACTCCCTCGGTGATGGCGTTCACCCAATCCGGGAGTAACAGAGCCGATCTTGTGGCCTTGTATGGGTTCTTTCCTCCCCGCGCTCCGTCTGTCGCTGTAGGTGTAGGAATCGTTGCGCCAGGCGAGGACGAAGACCCGTTCGCGGTGGTGTGGCGCGCCGATGTCTGATGCTCGTATAGAGCGCCATTGAGCGCTATACCCGAGGGAGGTAAGGTCGCCGAGTACACGTCCGAGTGCCCGCAAAGCAGGTTCGGTGTCGCTACCCCCCCCTGTTCCCATACATCCCGGGCAGGGTTCCAAATCGCTAGAGGCTGTCGCACTTCTAGCTCCTTTCACGTTTTCCCACACTACGAGGCGGGGTCGAATAATTTTGATGGCTTCTCGCATGGATACCCACAGGTTCGATCGGGTTCCATCTGTCATGCCCCGCCGAGCCCCTGCTAGGCTCACGTCCTGGCAGGGTGAACCGCCGGAAATAATGTCTACCGGCGATACTTTCTCCCAATCTACTGCGGTAACATCACGAAAATTCGGGGCTTCCGGGAAATGCTGCGCAAGAATCTTTGACGGCGCTTCCTCAAATTCACACACCCACGCCGTCGTTGCGTTCAGCGCACGCTCGACAGCGAGCGCGAGGCCTCCGTACCCGGCGAAAAGCTCCCCGGCGGTGAGTTGATCTTTAGATGTTTTCATGATTGGGTGGTCCTGCGGCGAGGTGTTCTTTTGGATTCCAGACTTTGTTTTCGGCGAGCGTGGTGGCTTCTGCTGCGAGCGCTTTGAAGAGGTCGCTAGGGCTAAAGGATGAGTAGCACCCTGCTAATTCTTCGATGTTGGTGTCTTGGATGGTTTGAAGTTGTAGTGTGCTGGTGAGTTCGTTGAGTGTTTTCGCGGCTTCCGCGATTGCGAGGTATCTCTCTTGCGGTGTGTTCATTTTTCCTCTTGCATTGGTTCGGTGGATGCCCAATAGCCAATTTTTTCGTATGCCATCTTCGCGAGTTGTTTTGTTGCTTTTTCATCTCCTGCGTAGATTTCTTCGATCTCTCGCACGTTTTCCTGTGCCTCTTGCATGTCAGTAGCTATGCGGTCGGCTATTTTGTTTATACGAATCTTTATCTCTTCGATGTTTTCCTTAATGCTGTTCGTTGAGTCAGCACTTCCGTACTCCTTGATTTCCAATTTTTTTAGAATTTCAAGAGGCTCTGATAGCTCAGCAAAGTATTCTTCAAGCTCACGCATTTCTCGCTCCTTACTTGTTCTATAGATTTTTCTCGATGGTTTCTTTTGCGCCTACCACGTATTCCCTGAATTTGAGTAAAGTCTCGTCGAGCTGTTTCAGTAACTCGACGATTAGGCGCTCTTTTTGGTTTTCTGTTAGCTCAGAGTGCGCTATTGCCGAGATGAAGCCTATTACTTCGTCCGCTTCATTGGAGAAGCCTCTAATTTTCCGTTTGACTTCAGGTAAGCTCTGGTTATTTTTAGTATTGTTCACTTTTCTCCTGCCTTTCTGTTGGGCATGGGTGTTCTCCTTTATTGCGCGAATCCTGTGTAGCTGGTGATGTTTTTGGGGTCTTCGTCGGTGATGAGGTTTCGGCGGGCGTGTTCGATGGCTTCCTTCGCGGCGGCGTCGTAGGTGTCGAAAAGGGTGGGCATCCCGCCGTAGTAGACAGCGAAATCTTTGCAATCTTCACATTCGACACTCCACATTCCCGGTAGCTTTTTGTAAACTACTTCTGGTTTGTGGGTGCGATACGGAGATGACGGTACGGGCGGCGTATCCGGTGATATTTCAAGATTCCGGTGTACCAATGAGTGCGCTAATGCTTCACCAGGGTTTAGGATTTTCTGCCCGTTTGGGTAGTGTCCGCACGTCATTGTGTATGTTCTATCTATGAGATTCCTTTCCTCGGAAACCAGAAGGTTTATAGTCTCGTATTCATAGTTTGTTTCCAGCATGACGGGGTGAGGGACAAGTTTGAACTGCGGGATTGGTGTATCTTTACCCGATAGTTTTTCGACTTCTTTCGCAGGGTATGGGATCGTGTTTGCGGCGCGTTTATCGAAAATTTTCATGTCTCTTTTCCTTTAGTTGTTTCGGTACAGGTCAATCATCATGGCGGTTAGGTGATCTTTGATCCTGTGTACTATCTCTGCTTTTGGGGAGTCCTCATGTTGGAGGCTCTTGATGAATCGGGCGACGTCGCGGAGAGTGTTACGGTGGGTTATCTCAGCTCCGCCACCGCATCCCTCCCAGCCGAGGTTTTCCAGCCTGTCTACGGCGGCTTTCGCGCTTGGGGAAAGGTGGAACTCTACCGTGTCGCCTATGTACCGGTCGAGGCAGTCTAGGGCTTTGATGACGTCCTCCACGCCGTTTTTGTTCGGTGCCCGCCAAATATATTTAACGGTGGAGAATAGCCACCCTGGCAGCTCGCCAATGAATTCTTCCGCATTGACTCCGGCGATCGGGGCATAATGTTTCGGCATTTACTTTCCCTTCCTAAACTGCTTTGATAATCCAGTGGTTTTGCTCATGGGTGAGCTTCGCTTTCTTTGCGAGGCGGAGAGCCTTATCTTCGTTCTCCGAGTTGATGAGAACAGTCGCGATCGTCCCAATGGATACACCCTCTTTTGATAACCCCTCCACCTCGCAATCTTCGCATTTCACATACAGTAAGCGGCGCAACGTTTCGTCATTCCAGCTCTTGACTGTTTTCTCGACGATGAGGACGTTATGTACTCGTGCGTGGAATTGTTCTACTTCGTGTTTCATGCTCGGTTCCCCATCGTCTCTAGGACGGTGTTGCGGGCCTCGCTTACGAGGGTAGCTACCTCGCTGTCTTCCATACCCCTATCTAGCGCAATGACGCCGTGTAGGTGTGTTCCGTAGATGAGGTGGCGGATACGTCCTGCGTCGCTGCCTGTGACGCGGGTTGCTGCTTCACCGTAGATTTTCGATGCCGTCGTGAACGCAGCGATCTTGATGACGTTGAAACTCGGTGACTCCGGTGCCTCTGGATTATTGACACTTAGGTAAAGGTCGTTGAGCAGAGTGTCAGTTATTTCTGCGTCTTCGGTGAGATTGCCAATGAGTAGTTCAGTGTTCCCATACGCTTTATGGGTTTCTGCGATCATAATGTTTTCGTTATCGAGCTGATCGCCAAATTCCAGCCGCAGAGGTTCCTCGCTATTCTGCTTATTGGGCTTGAAAATCGAGGTGATGTTCTTCGCATCATCGGTGTAGAGGCAGAACTCGCGTTCTCCGGCCTCTACCGCCTGCTCGATGCCGACAGAAGCAATCGCTCCGAGTGCGCTGTTTCCAGTGATAAGCGCTAGTTTCTTCGCTGGGGTGATGCGAGCTGCGATAGTTGCCGCATTCCGCTCCTTCTCACCGCTGTAGAGCGTTGCCTGCTTCGAGATAGGGATGAGTGCACGCAGTGCAGAAACAAATTCCAAGGTGTTTACGGTGACGGTTGCCATAATACTTTTTCCTCTTTTCCTAATGGCTAGTTTTTTTCTTGAGCCTTGCCCGGCGAGCGCGGATGTATGCGGCTAGTCCGGGTGGCATTTCGGTGATGTGTGGGCCTGGGGTTGCCCTTGTTTTTGGTTTTGGTTCTGGCCCGTGGGTGGTTAGTCGGATGAGTGGGGGGTTTGCCGCGTTTTTTGTTTGATTCTTCGCGGGATTTGCAGGTTTTGCATTTGGGGTTGCGGTAGATCATGGCGTATCCGCATTTGCTGCATGTTAGCCGTCGTGTTGGTAGGTTTGCTTTTTTTGCTCGGCTCCATCGGCGTTTCATGCATGTTTTGCATCCGGTGGTGAATTGGTTTATTTTGCCGCCGCATCCGGCGCATGTTTTGGGTTCGTGTTCGTCGCCTGCTTCTCTTATGAGTTTGACTCGGTACCTTTTGCGGCATAGGTCGCAGTCCATGTTGAAGTCGGTGTATGGTGTTCCGCATGTTTTGCAGCATCGGCGGCGTTTGGGTGCTTTGCCTATGGATACGTTGTAGTTGTGTCTCCATTTGCATTGTGGGCATCCGGGGGTTCTGCATGGGAGTGGGTTTTTGCATCCTTTGCAGATGTGCCCTTTGCTTGTTTTCATGGTTCCTCCTACCTCCTAGCAGATTTCGTATGATGCGATTTCGGCTAATCGGTTAGGGGCATGTGGTGAGTGTACGGTGTATACCCGTTGTGTCTTTCTGTTGATTTCTAGGATTCCGCGGTTTCTGAGTTCGTGGGCTACGGTTTCGGCGGCGAGGGCGGCTAGTGATGTTTTGGTTTGTCTTCCGTGGTAGGTGAGTGTGGTTTGCCTAGTAGGTGTGGTTGGGGTGGCGAGGGTCTTGAGGTCTCGTTCGTAGATGTTGATGGTTTTGTCTGCCATGTTTATGCTCCTAGTATGTTGCCGAGTAGTTTGATGAGCCATGCTATGGGGACTGCGATAATGAGGGCGATTAGCATGCCGATCATTACGACGATGATTACTTCTAAGCAGGCTTGCAGGTTTTTGGCGATCCTACTTTTCATGTGTTCCTGCTTCTTTCTCGATCATCATGGCGAGTTCTGCGATTTTGGATGCGGCGAATAGCAGATGTTTTTGGAGCTGTTCGGAGAGCTGCGCGATGTGCGGGGCGCGGCGGCGTTTCCAGAGGTCGGAGGCGAGGGCGTCGAGTTCTGCGGCGAGTTGTTTGTTTTCTGCGGTAAGTTCTTCGGGGGTTACGGCTGGGATGTTGATGGTTTGCTGCACGAGTGCTTCACGCTGGATTTCGTGTTTTATGGACTCTATTGACTCTGCTGTTTCTGCGATTTTGGCGAGGGTGTCTCGCTGGTGGTTGTCGAGATTTGTGCCTTGGATGCGGCGGTTAATTCCTTTGGTTGTGAGGAATGAGAAGGATCGGTTTCGGGTTCGCTGTTTTTCTTCTTCGGTGAGGGAGTCGTAGGTGAGCTGGAATTTTGCGCGGCATTCGGTGTCTTCCGGTTTGATGTCGCGCAGCATCTCGTAGTCGTGTTCTGCACCGGCGGCGCGGGCGAGGTCTACGGCGTGAATGTAGATTTTTCCGTTGTGCCAGACGGTGCGGATATTCTGGCCGGGCTTGAGAATGTTATCAACGGTTGCTTCTACGAGGGGGTATTCTTTGCGGTCACGTTTCATTTTTATCTTCCTTACTTCTCTTGAGGGGGCGGTTATTCGGTGGGTAGTTTGATCCATTTGCCTGTGCGTGGGTCTTTGCCGACGGAGAGGCGGGAACGGTATAGGGCTGCTTTGTAAATTGCTGTTAGGACAATTAGGGCTGGTATCGCGAGTAGCCCTAATATGATTGCCATTAGCGTTAAGATGATGATCGTCATTGTTGTTTCTCTTTTCTCTTGAGCCTGAGTCTGCGGGCTTGCAAGTACTTCATAAGTCCTGCATCTATAGGCTTTGGTGGCTGGTTTTTTCGTGGTTGTTGGCGCTGGCGGTACTTGGCTCGGAGTTTTTCAAATTCCTCGCTGCTGATGACGCCTCGTGTGTATCGTGAACGAAACCGCGTGTAGCATCCTTCGCAGCCTTTCGTCCACGTGTTTACGGGGCAGCCGCACCAGGTGCAATGCGTCGGGTATCTCGGCATTTTATTTCACCGTCCGCCAATCTGGTGCTGTGAAATATGCTCGTGAGCGTGCCCGGTTTTTCACGGTGTTTTCATGCCAGGCGTCAAGCATTGCGCGGCTAAAAAGAATGTCGTCGCGCTCATTAGTGAGTGCTACCGGGACGAGCCTGTTGCTTACTTTGTTGAGAGAGCTTTTGAGACTCGCAATCTTCCGGCCTGTATGCTTTGATGCTTGCTCGAAGGTTAGAAGCTCGACGTTTGGGTGTCGCTCTTGATATTCGGCTGCTGTTGGCAGGTTCGCGAATCGGCGGGCGTATCCTACAGCTCCCATGATGTTCCCTCGCCCTCCGTCTCGGCATCGATCCAGTCGGCTCGGTTCCACAGCACCATCGCAACGGTGGCAAATACGATGGTGCCGAATGTTGCGCCGTTCGCTACCATCACTCCATGAGCGAGCGCGGAGTAGATGGCTCCGGCGGCGCAGATAATGGCGAGTGTGAAGAATAGGATTGCGGGTGTGAGTGGGTGTTTGATGATGCGTTTCATGGTGGTTGCTCTTTTCCTGATTATGCATATTTGCATAATCTGTTTATTTTTTATGCAGTAACGCATAATTTATTGGTTGAAACTATGCGTTACTGCTGTCTATGCATTTAAGCATAAGTGATTGTTTTTTTATTTGCAAGTTCTTGCAGGGACTATTTTTGTGTCGATGCCCACATATTCGCAAAACGCGGTGATCGTGTTGGGTGGGGTTGGAATACGGCCGGTGCGGGTATGTTCGCGTTGGGCTACGTAGGCTAGGTGTCTGTATACCTGTTCGCGGGTGCGACCGGTGTAGTGTGTGATGGTGTCGATTGTTTCTGCCCATTTGGGTGCGCGCCAAAAGGTTTTTTTGTTAGTTTGGGGGCGGCCGCCAAGGTAGGCTGTTCCTCGGAGTGTGGTTGCGATTGTCATGATTACTCTTTTCTAGTTGTAAGTCTTTTGCACGTCAAGACTTTTTAGGTATTGGTGTATGGCTGTTTCTGGGTAGAGGATTCGTCCTCCTGAAACTCCGCCGGATGTCGAAATATAGGCTGGTCCGCGTCGTTCTGATCGCCATTTGCCTAGAGTGGTTGGCTGCACGCCTAACCCTGCTGCCAGTTCCTCCGGTGTGAGGTAGGCTTCTCCTTTAATATTTAGGCTCAAAATCAGTTCCTATTCATCTGCTTCCGTATAAGGGAATTTGTCGAGGATCATCTCTGCAAATGCCCGGAGCTGTTCGGTTAGGTTCGCATAGATGTCCTCTGCTGTACTTTTGCTGAGCTGAGGGTATGCGAGCACTGTCAAAGAGGCATTATGAAGGTCGCGTAGATTATCTATCCCTTCCCACACAACGCGGGCATCATCGAACGCTTTTTGCAAGTCTTGCTGGTTCATGAGGCATTTTCCTTCCTGCTGTCCTGATCCGCGGGGGGCGTTTTGGGAACTACGGTGTAGCCGTTTGTTAGATCAGTTACGGTTACGCCGAGCCAATCTGCCGCGACCTTGATATATGCGACCTTCCAGATGGTCGTACCTGAACGGAGTCGCGATGAGGTGAATTCAGAGACTCCGAGTAGTTGAGCGAGTTCTACCGATTTCCGACCCTGCTGGAACATCAGCAGGCTTACGGAATTCGCAATCTCGGCGTTTATATCCATTTCTCTCTTTTCTTTAGAAGATATAACTAGATTATGCATATTTGCATAATCTGTCAAACCCTTGCAAAACCTTCAATAATTAGTTTATAGTGAGTTTCATGAGTACAACACGGGATACAGTTCCAGCCACATCTTTTGATACTTTCGTCGCGGCCGAGGTGCGCCAGCTTATGCGTGAGCGTGGGTTCACACAGACTTCACTTGCGGAGAAGTCTGGCGTGAAACAACCGCGTATTTCGCGCTCGGTGTTTAGTGTGCGGTCTTCGCTACCGGTGGCTATTTTGGATGAGCTGGCAGTGACTATGGGTGATACTGCGTCGGGCATTCTGCGGCGGGCAGAGCGTAAATATTTCGAGGCAAACGAAGAGCGAGCAAAGATACAAGAGGAACGCGCTAAATTGAA